CACCTGAAGAGGTTGCAAGAGCTTCAAAGTTTACATGAGATTGTCTTTCTTCAATATCATCTACTTTAAAAGCAAAGTATGAACCTTGATCGACAGTCATAGTTATTTGGTCATCTGCTAATACTTGTGTATCAACTGTTTGACCTCTAGCATAATCTTTAACTGTGATCGTAGGCTCTTTGATTATCTTTACTGTGTCACCAAAGTTTTCAATTTCTCCAGCGTAATCAGTGTTAGTAATATCTTCTACCACTGATGCTCTTCTGAAGAACTTTTGAACTTTCTGACTAAAGATTTGTGGAGTAAAATTACCTTGTGCAAGGTTTTGATATCCACTAGCGTTTGTAAAAGCCATAATGCTTCTCCTTATTGTTTAGTTAGATTGTTTGTTATTGTTCAATCCTACCTTCTAAACGAGCAAGGTCAATCTCCTTTTCAAATTTTTCAAACTGATCGGGTTTTAAATTACCAATCTCACGAGTTGTCCAAATTTTCTTGTTTGGCAAATCAGAATCAACAGCTTTTCTAGTTTTAGAAATTGCTTTAGCAGCTTCTTTTTTAACATCCTTTTCTTCTCTGTTAGTTAGTTTACTTAAACCACGATCCATTTTATATAGATCAATAGCCCTTGAAGCTAACTTAGCGTTAGATGTATTTTCATACAACCAACCTTGAATAGTAGGATCTTGTTCATCAGCCCATTTATGAAAATCATCTTTTGAACGAATTTCACCAAAATCGGGATGAAGTTTTAAAAGTTCTACCTCAGCTTTTTCTTTTGCAATCTGTTCTTGTTGTACTTGTAAACTTTTAAATTTACTTTCTAACTCGTTAGATTGAGTAGTAGCCTTATCTATTGCTATAGTTTCCACCATAGAATAAACATCGGGGTACTCTTTTCTCCACGCATCTAATTCAGCTTTTGACTTAGGTGGTGTGAATTGCTTGTTGTTGGATTCTAATTGCTTAGTTAAAGAATGGAGTTCATCCTTGTGTTTATTAAGTGTAGAATCATAATGCTTTTTTAAATCGTCATAACGTTTCTTAAAAGCACGATCTTCAGCGTTGACAGGGCGTTCAGCGATAGGAGTGGCCTTTTGATCTGTTGGTTCTGCAGTCTCTTCAGATGCATCGGTGTCCTTCTGTTCGGTTGCTGTTTCTGCTTTCTCTCTTTGTTCTCTATGATACTTAGTCAATTCACCTTTAACAAATGCCTCAGTTTCAGGATCTTCATTTCCACGATCCTTGCTGTATGGATTTGCATTAGATATTACTGTCTTAGTTTTTTGAGAAACTTTCTTTTCTTCTTCCATTACTTTTTACCTATTGGTTGAGTGCCTTATGGATAAGGGTAGCTCTAAACTGTTTTACTAGTTAGTGGGCTAGTCATTATACCTTGACTAGGTGGCACGGTGTTAGTTTCGTCTTGTTTTCGAATCATATTTTTAAAATTATCAACTGATCCAAATCTATCGACAATAATACTTGAAGGTACACTTACTGTGTTTTCGTTTATACCAAACTCAGGAAATATATCCTGTCCAAATATTCTGCCGAATACATTTTTAAGAGATGGAGTTAAGTGCATATTTAATACTTGCTTATCTGTATCTCTCAAATTCTCTAAATTTATTTGCGGTATTCTTTCTTCCGCTAATTCTTTTTCCTCTATCTTAGGTTGAGGCTGTTTAATATTTCCTAAATTAGGTGGCTTAACAGCTGCAGGTTTTCTATTCATTATACCTGTAGTAGTAAATGCTGTTTGGTTAGTTATTGGTTGCCCTTTATAATCTACTGCCATTATATTAATCTATTTTCTACTTGTCTTAATACTTCTTTATTAAATCCAGCAATATTTATACCTGCATTATCTAAGAAGTTTTTAGCTACACCATCACCATTATAATCAGCAAATTCAATATCATTAATAAAGATTCTTCTATCTGTTGTATCTAACGAGTAGACAACTGGTATCTTATTAATTTTAGTAGATAGTGGGCTATCTTTAACCATAATAAATCTACCATCTTCTTTAACATAGTGACTACCTGCAACTGTAACACCTTTGTAGTCATGTATCTCATCAGTTGCTTTAAATTGGAATACACCTGTAACTTCTCCGCCTTTAGTAGTATCACCAAGTTGAATATCTTTAATTTTTTTAGTTGAGCCATTAGCCATTTGAATTAGAGTACTTGGATCAAAACAATATGTACCTCCTCCATCAGGACTATTCCCATCTCCGCTTCCGCTTCCACCATTGCCATTTCCAGCACTACCTTCTCCTCCGCCTCTTGCTCTAGCTTCTTGTGCTGCTTTTGCCGTTGCCGCTGCGTTAGCTGCTCTTGCTGCTGCCTGTGCTTCTGCTGTTGCATTACCCCTTACATTACTTTCATTTCTAAAGTTACTACCACTATCTTTAAAATCACGACCACTATCTTGTGTTCCTGACCCATCAAATCTACCCTCTACAAGATCTTTATTAGGGTCTTGTATATCTTGAGATTTTTTACTATCAAATTGATCTTTAGCTACACCTTCTTTATCTATTAATTCTGTCAATTTATTTAATTTGTTTATTTGATAATCATATTTTTTTTTATCAAATAACGGGCTATTAGGATCATACTTAGCAAACTTACCTAAACTTTTATTTATTGTATTAATTCTACCTTGTGCAGCACCTGCTAAACCATAACTAGGATCAAGTGGATTACCATATACTAAATTGTAATTTGACATACCTGGTATATCATCAACTAATGATGTCATTTCTGGAGTTGCATAAAATTGTTTAATAGATTTTATCTCTTCGCTTTCTTGTGGTAATATTTTACCTAATGCTTTTACTACGCTAACAGCTGCCTTACCATATGGTAACATAGCTAACGCTATAGTTTCCATAACTTCTTGAGTACGAGTTTTTGGTTTACCTTTAGCTTCTATAGCTTCTGGTGTATATCTTCCTAAATTTTGTTTGTCTACAAATGATAAATTTAAATCATTATCTGCATTATTTTCCATCTCATTAATATATCTATATATATCATTACCTTCTTCTGAAGTATCACCATCATCGCTACTATCATCATCTGGTTTTTCAAATCTAGGTTTGAATTCACCGACTACTGGTGTAGTACCCTGTATAACTTTTCTAGTTCCAGTAACAGTATTTTCTACTAATACTGGATCTCCATTTGCATCATATGATAAACTAAATTGTACAGCCACTAGTCACCCTCTTTACTGCGTTTGTTTGCTATTGGGAGATTGATCAATTGGCGAAGTAAAACCAGCTTCCCCTGGCATCGGTATATTGCCGACTCCGATGTTGCCACCTCCATTTCCTGTTGGATCTGTGATTGAAGCACCAGGAGGTGCTTTTCCAGTTGTGCCCATAGGGCTTTGTTCTCCAGCAGGGGTTGTATTATTTTGATTTCCATTTGCCATTCCCATTATTTGTGCATAGATAGCTGCTTTCTCTGGATCATTAATTAGTTGATCAGGATCAATATCTAATGCTATTGCTATTTCTTTTAAACATGTATGCCATTTAACAAAAGGTGCTAACGCTGGGTTAGCTGCTGTTTGCATAAATGTCATTAATCTTTGTGATCTTACTTCTTTCTGCATCAATGAAGATGTACCTCTTGCTTTTATTTCAAGATCACCTTTGATTATTGGAATGTCTGCATTGAATTGCATATTCCAATGAAATAAACTTTCACCTAGGGGCTTTAATAGATAATCATCTATATTCTTAATTACTGTTTTAATACTTAAAGCTGCTGCACCCATTAGCATTGACATACCTGCAGCAGTTCTAGTTGTAGATTGTATACCTGTTGCACCATGTGAATACGATGGTATACCAGTAGCTTCATCAGCTAGCTGTCTAAATCTATCAAACATCATCATATTTTCCTGTGTACTATTAGGAAACTTAATTGCGTTTATAGATGTTCCTGGTTGACCACTTTGTCTTCTAAATATTTTACCAGGGAAAATCTTCATATCCTGTCCAGGTACAAGTTGTGTTTCATCTACATCAAATACTAAGTTACCTGATAGTGCTAAATTATCAATAGCCATTCTTGCATGACCATTCATAATTTGTTGTGAGTCTTCCATATTTTCTGGAACACCAACACCAAAGAATTGATAAGGATTTAATTCATATGGACAAACCATAAAAGGTAATCTAGTTGGTTCAAATGGATTTTCTACCATTCTTAAAACTTTACCACCACATACCCATGCATTAACACTTATTACTTCTTTGTCACTTTCTATTCCACACTCTTCTGCCATATCTTTAGATACAACACCCCAATATTCTAATACTTCATATCTATTTTTATAAATAGTTTCTACAGTTTCTCTGTTGTATAAAGAAGATTCATAACCTCTAACTTGATAGTTAGCACCTTCTTCTAAACACATATCAATTGCTGATTCATCAAAGTATGGCATCTTTCTTAAATCAGAAAACTGCTGTCTATTTAATGAATGTCTTTGAATAACATAATCACAATCATCTATGCTTGTAGCATTTGGATCTGGATAAAAATCCCAACATGATACTGCTTCTACTTTTGGTACTGTTTTAATTTTTTTAGAGTGTACATTTATTGTATTACCCTCTTCATCATCAGCTGTATCAAATGAATGATATGTATGATCAAAACTAAATGGGCCTTTTAGTATACCAGTTCCTAATAAACATTGTTCAAAGAACACATGTCTTAAAACTGTTATAGCACTAGATTCTTCTAGTTGATCATGTAATAATTTTTCTAGATGTTTAGCTGCCATCTCTGCTGGTTTTATCTGGGGCTCACCTTGATTTGCTGAACCTTCATCAAAACCTACATTCTCAAACTCTTGTGCTAGATTCTTCATTAACATATCAGCAGTAGCACCAGGTGGTATTTCTCTACCATCACCTTTAAATCCATATGGATCTTGAGGTTCTTGTGGTTGCTGTTGTTGAGGTTGTTTAGGTTTTAAGTGTGCGTACTCTGGTATATCTTCTGGTACTTGTGTAGGATTAATACCTAATGGGAATTTACCACTAGAAAATAATACTTCAATGATTTGGCCAAATGCAGCAAGAACTTTAGTCTTTGTAACTTTTACAAATACTCTTGACTTTTCATTTGATCTAAAAACTGTTTCTGGGCCATATAGACCTCTATAGTTTCTATACGCTTGTAACCATCTTTTCTCATCATATAATCTAGAATTTTCTGATTGATAGAACTTCTCTCTTATATGACCAACGATTGGTTTTGATTCGCTAACTTCCTCTGCTGATTTATGTTCTTCTTCGTGCATCTAGATTAGTAATCTCTTTCTTCAGCCATTCTAAAGATTGCTGGGTCTACTTTTGATTTTGACTTACCTTTTTTATCATTAGCATCACCACTCATTGCTCCTTGATTAACTTTTGAGTTAGGGTCAATAGCCATTGGTTCTTTAGGTGCTTTTGATGTATCAGGTGCAAGTTCTCCGTGCATATATCTTTTCATCATGTTGTTATCCTCCGATTAGTATAGTTTATTATTTTTATTTAAATTTAATAAATCAGTTTGTCCGTAACTTTTATTCTTACCAAAATTGATATTATTAACTTTAAATTGTTGTGTCGTATACTTTTGTTGAGATGCTTTTTGTAAATCTTTATTTCTTTTACTATTAGCACCTGCAAAAACTTCAGGTATAAAATTACTTTTATTGCCTAATCCGTTTTGATTCATTAGTAGTCTCTTTCTTCAGCCATTTTAAATACAGCATCATCTACATGCTTAGATCCTGATTCACTTGGTACAGTTACATCATACTCAAATGCTTCTTGTTTTCTATGCGTATGTTTAGAAAAATCAATATTAGTATGTTCTCTGTTTGGGTTTTTCCCATCAGGTGCATCACTAAATTGACCTTGCTTAACTTTAGATTTTGGGTCAAATGTATTCATTGTTGTCTCCTATATTTTTAACTTCTTAATCTTAATTATATTCTTAGTTGGTATTACTGTATGTCCACCACCTTGTTTTATTACTCCATTATCTTCAAATATAAAATCTGCCATTATTACAGTAGTCTTTTCATTCTGCTCTACTAACCAACCAAAGCTACAACATACTGCAGTCTTTGCTTTTTTTATATCTGATATATCAGACCATTCGCATGATCCGACAATATCTTCCCAATATGCAACTACTAAGTCGTAGGGAAAATTTTGTTTACTTATTTCTAAAACTTTTCTTTTTGACATTAATATCCAAATTTGTTATCTGATACTTCAAAATTATTTTGCATAGAAGAACCATATCTATTTGCAAACTTAGGATGAGTTGGTCTACTCATACATCCATATCTTAATGCATCATATGCATGGTCTTCAGCTGTTGTATCTACATCTTCGGGATTTTTATCGTCAATTGGTAGTGATCCTATTGTTCTAATTAAGTTTCTACAATTAGTGAACACTCTTATACCTGGTTCGTCATCATTTACTTTTAATCTTTTATGTATTTCTAACTTACCATTAATTCTACTTTTAGCAGATCTATCTGATGGTCTCCACTTGCAACCATTCTGTATCATAGTTTCTGCGATGCTTGGGCCCACATCACCTCGTCTTGCCCATGTACTAGCGTCTAAGACCCCGTAATGGACATGTTCTCCGTGCTCCATACTTACGACTTGTCTTGCAAAGTGATCCGCTGTAACCTTCTTAGTATATAGTTCTCTATAAAGCCATAGATTATTATTATAATCAACAGCAAACCATAACACACAAGCAGGAGAAGAATAACCCCAGTCAGCAGCACGAAACTTATACCACCCTCTAGGTATTTCAAAAGGTTCCACAACATGGATCCTTTTATCAAATTCTGGAAAAGCTGAGTTCTCATATGCATCCCAATCTCCATCCAGGAATTGTTTACGCTGTGCTTCTGGTAAAGATGCAAGCATGACATAGTAATCATCTGTCTGCATCAAATACGGATTATCCTGCAACTTAGCGGGAATAAATCTTCTTGTTATATATTTTTTTCCATTAGGCGTATCAATGCCTATATTGAAAGCAGTATTTGGTTCTGCAGGGTCTACGAACATTTCTCGTACCCATTGTGAACCAACGTTACCAGGATTACCTGTTGCTCTCAAGTATACAGGTATATCTTTATCAACCGATCTTAAAGAAGATCTTAGAAAGTTATATATGTCTGGCGAAGGATATTGTGGAAGTTCGTCTATTCCTATCCATGTGTAAGACTGACCTTGGTATCTTAACGCATCCGTCATGTTTTCTGCGTAACCAAACTCGATCTTTGCCCCCGATGGGAATCGCCACTCTTTTTCTTGTTCTCTCCATTTTGCACCAGGATATGCCTTCGAGTATAATAGTTGAGACTTTTGAATTAAGTCTCTTAACTCTGGCATAGTCCTCCTCACTAGGAGTGCTCTATGACTTGCTTTTGTACAATAGCGAAGTGGATCTACTAGCATCGCATATGATTTACCACCACCTCTCGCTCCACCATAAAAAACTTCTCTTTCGGAAGCTGCAAGAAATTGTGTCTGTGGGCCACCGTTGGGCTTAAAGATTACATCTTGCTGGTTGATATGCTCTTGTACTGTCTTAGGTGCACTCTCGATTATGTCTTCAGTAAGTAGTTGCGTCTCTTTACCAGTTAGTGCTTTGTTAATAGTTAACAGTTTACTTTTGGTATTTTCTGCGTGACGTTTAGCAGAACGTAGAGATTGTTCTGCCTTTGCAACTTTCTTACGAGTGCGAGCTAGAATCTGTGTTACTGACTTCTTGGCTTTCTGTCGAATTACTTTCTTGGGTTTCGGTGGTGTTACTTCGTTCAAATCTTTTTTTAAGTCCGACATGTGATATGTATCTTCCTGTTTTTCTGTGTAGCCATTGTGCAGTCTCTCTTAGTGAACAAGTCTTTGAATATTCTTTTGCTTGTCTAAGAGCATCTAATTCTTCTGTTATAGGCTCTAAGTAGTGTGGGTCTTCAGCTTGTTTAAAGCCAAATGGTACTACTCTAGCTCTCTTCTTTATCTTTATTGGTTCCATCTTTTGGTGGTAATATAAAAATTCCGTGTAATGATTTCATGTTTATGTCTAGCTGATCTTTCTTTGTTATACCAACTCTATCTAATAACGAGTTCGCAGCTGCTAGACGAATACTTGCCTGCGGTGTAGTGCCGTCTTCGTCTAGTAAGGATGTTAACCTAGTAGCCGCTTTGGCAGAGTGCGTAGATAAGTGGGTTTCCGCTAACTCTGTTATCTCTTTCTTGAGATTTCTAATGACCTTAGGATAACTATGTTCAGAATAACCAGCAATTCTAGCTGCTTCTCTGGGGTTTCCTTGTGCTTCTGTAAACAAAACATCTAGAAACTTCTCCTGCATATCTGTTAAGTTTCTTTTTTGAGTCTTTGCTATAGAAGAATCCATTGTTTGCATTTATAATCTCCATTAATTCTTTAAAAGGTAGTTCTTTAACCGATGAATACATCTTCGTCTACCTGTATTACCTTTTCTTCTAGATCATCGTCATACCTGTCAGCTGCTTCTTTATCATTTATCTCACCTGTAGTAGGGAAATCTCCTGGTAGTGTTTGCTGTCCTGGTAAAGGTTTCTTTCCTGCCATTAATTCTTTAGGAGGAGTAACTTGTTCTAGTGGTAACATCGGCATTACAGGTTCTGCATCTAGATTTAAATCATTTCTTTGTTTATTTGATTTAATATCTAGGCTTGGTACTTCTTTATTCATACCATCCTGCATCTTTTCTAGGAAATTCTCAGCATCCATTGGTTCATCCCTAGTAATATCACCTACTGGTGCAAATGAAGGCATTGATGTCTCATTTGTAGTAGGCATATTAAAACCTTGTTTAGCGTTTTCATAAAAATTAGTAGATTCTATACGCTTTGGCATAGAACTTTCTTTGACTGGGAATATACCCTGTCCTGTTTTTAAATAACTTGGTATGTTTGCTGCGAATTTCATAGTTTAATTATTATTCGTGATGACCCTTTTGTGCCTACTGGCGATTTGCGTGTATATATGTCCTTTGAATAATGTATAAGGTTTATTATAAGGGTGAATACCCAATTTGTCAAGGGATTTTTCAGGTTAAATTTCATATGCGACATTATAGCAATAGACAAATGTGGATGTGAGGTGTATAATGTTATTAGGCACTGCCAGGGGGGTCTAACATATATATCATAGTAGAATTTACAGCTACCCCCTAGGGTATTCCCTAGTACATTTACTAGAATATTCCCTAGCCCCCAGTGGTTAACAAGGGTTTCTCAGATTTTATGGCTTCCGTATATATAGTATATAGGTACCCCCCCGTGGCACACGCATGGGGTGTAACTAAGGATTTTTTTTGTAGACTTATGGAGCCACTTGTGGCTACCTTAT